CACCACCACCAACACCAACACCAACACCAACACCAACACCACCACCACCACCGACCAGTCGCCTCGGAGATGGGCCCATCATGCTCCGAGGGCCAAAACGTTATCAGTATGTAGAATCAACTGCGCAATATTATCAGGTGGCTAACCCGTTGATAGCACCAATCAAGGGTGTCAACATGAGGTTACCACGGGCATGTGTTCAAAGTTATGAGGTTGCTAAGCAATGTGGACCATTGCTTAGACATCTTCATCCCGTTGTCCCTGATAACGGCTGGCACAACACTGTCGCAGCTTTTCGTAAGCGTTGCAATTATTACAGTGCCAAGCGTGCAAGCCCATTTATAATTGATTCTGCAAGGAAGCTGGTCGATGTTCTGTGTCCAGAGCCATTGTTGCCTTTCGATTGGACCGAAAGTTTATACCAGGCATGGCTCAACAAGTTCGGCGATGAAAAACGCGCTCGTATGAATAAAGCTTTGGAGAACTTAGTGTCAAGCAACATTAACGATTACAAGTCAAAGGAAATTTTTGTTAAGGTTGAAGCTCTCCTCGTCGGACACAAACCGAATTGGGCTCCTCGAGTGATCTTTAAGGGGTCTGACGTCTACAATGCAATTTCTGGGCCCATTTTTAATGAGCTCATGAGACGTCTGGACCACGTCCTTGAAGGCATGAAAGGACCTTATCGGTTTCACAGTTCTTATCGAAAGACTCCTTGTGAGTACGTAAAATTTGTTGAAGGTCGTGAAGAAACAACTGAACATTGGATGGAAGCAGATTTCTCCAGTAATGATAAGTTTCAATGTAGTGACGTCCAATTGTTGGAGGTGAGTCTTATGAGAGTCTTGGGTTGTCCGGAATGGTTTATCAGGTTACACTTGAAAACCAATTCTTTTACAGTTCGCAATTCCAAGCACGGTATTAAGGCTCCTCTCCACAATCAACTCCCAACTGGTGCTACGGATACTACTTTTCGTAACACCTTTTGGAACGCCATTATATTGTATTCTTATTTGTTACGGGTGAGACCTGTTTCATGCGATGCACTGTTGTTGGGGGACGATATGCTGGCTCGTATCACTGGCCGCGTTAGATATGCTGAAAAGATTTACACTTCCATTGCGGCAGAGGCCCAAATGGAAGCCAAGGTTATTCGACACGCGCGCTTGTGGACTGCTACGTTTCTTAGTAGGTTCTTTATTCCTCATGCTGATTGTAAACACCTCACGGTTCCCATTTTGGGTAAAGCACTCGGCAGGTTCAATATGAGAGCCAATAAGAATCAAGCAGTTAGTGATCAGCTCTATATGGCTTGCAAGTCTATAGGGTACGCGTACGAGTTCAGGTATTTGCCCGTAATTCGTGACATTTTTCTTGAAAGGTTCAAACACGAGTTTCCTCTGGTAGAGTACAAGAAAAACCGGGGAAATTATGATGTTGAGGTTTCCTGGAATGCAAAGGCGGCTGGGGTCACGCTTCACAACATTACTAAGAAGATTTCGGTCGACGAGGTAATTAGTGAGTTTGAATTCAACGCCTTTTGTCTTGAAAGGTATTCCTTGACTGCCGGTAGTGTTATTGACCTTTTCAAGGATATTGTTATGAGTACCGAGCTTCTAGATTTTGATGGCGTAGTGGTTGCGAAATTGGCT